TGTGGATATTATCAGAAACAATTCAAAAATGGAAAGAAAGAACTGTTTGAGGTGTTGCCCCAAGTAGAGGGTGAAACACTCAAATACAAATTCAGTGAGGCTTTTTCAACAGTAGTATTAGATCACGGAATGACCTTTAAGGAAGTGATGGCGGATCAAGAGGCTAGATTGGAGAATGGTAAGGCTCCGCGAACTGTGTGGGTGGCAACGAATAAAGATGAGTTGGTCACTCATGCCAAGGTGAGGGCAGGGAAGACTCGAGTCTTTCTACAGCCGACATTAGATGTGACGCTCCTCATACGGAAATACTTCGGGCGGTTTTTGGATTCGTATAAGGAACGCGCTGGATTCAATTTATGTCATGGGATTGGTCAGGATAAAGATTCTTGTTGGGGAGCGTATAGGAAAGGATTCCTCGAGATGGGAATAAAAGGTTTCGATGTGGATTACTCCAATTATGATGGGTCGGTCCCTCAATGTGCGATAGATGCAGCGATGGCGGTCATCGATCATGCGTATGGGGGGGAGTTTAACAAACAGCGGGCTGGGTTGATGAGTTGCAATGTTCAATCCACGGTATTGGTGTCCGATCAGTTATACCAGAAGAGAGCTGGAGTGTGTTCAGGGTCACCGATTACAGATGTGTTGAACTCACTAACGAATTGGTACCACGTGTTGTGTGCGTATCAGATTGCCCAGATGATGGTAGGTCTATCGCCTAATTTGGAAGATTACGATAGTAATGTACGCGCTCTAACATATGGTGACGATCTGCTAGTTACGGCAAAAGAGAAGGTGTTAGACTGGTTTAATAGGAAGACGTTTGCCTTGTATGCTGGAATGTTGGGAATGACGGTTACTGGTGCGAATAAAACGGGAGAACTTATCCCGTTTGAAGACTTTGATGATTTGACTTTTTTGAAGTCACCTTTTGTGTTGAAGAAGGGGTATGTGGCGGCTCCGTTACCGTTGAAGGTCATTCATCGAGAGTTGATGTGGCGTAAGAAGGTGAACGCAGGTGATAAGACGATCTTTGATCAAAAGATAGAAATGGCATTGTTAATGATGGCACATCATGGTTCCGAAGCAGTTGAGTTACTGTTGAAACAGCTTAAAGAAGCGGGAGTAGAACGAGAGTTTGATTTCCCGAAGTGGGAGCGAGCAATGCGAGATAAACAGGAGTTTTATCGCATTGACACTCCAGGCCGCGCCCTTGAGATGGATGCCTGTATGGTGTGGAGTAAAGAGGAGTCTATACTCAAAGTAGAAGACATCGACTGGGATAATTGGAACGATGAAGAGTGATTATTAGCTAAGGCGTAATCACCTCATCGCTCATCACAGTGATGCAATAAAATAATAACGATCGATATTTAACAGAGGAAACTTAGTCCTGTTAGAGTCGGCC